AACGATAAAGGCCGTTATGAGTTCATTAGGTGTTTCAGTATCAATTCCCTTTTCATCACTTAGCATCTGAATTGTAGCTTCTAATAGGTGTATTAAATAAACATCTCTAGCGTTGGATGCGATGCCAAGTCTAATTTTGAGTAATTGCATCATAGTTTCTGTCATATCACACCTCCAACTTTTCTATCATCTGAGCTTTATTTAATCTACTATCAAGCTCTATTCCTTTGCTTTCCGCATAAGCTATGAGTTCTTTCTTAGTCATGCCGTTTAAATTAACCGTGTCTTCTTGTACTTCTATGATGTAATTAGAAAGGACGGTTCTGATTTGAACCGCCCTCTTTTCACTAACTTCAAAAATGTCACCCTTGATGTGGAGGGTTTTCATTTCATTATCATAAAAGTTTTCTAATACCTCCACTCTCATGATCTAATCCTAAACTGCAGCGGTGTAAGTGAAGAAGAATCCTGCATCTGAGTCAACTAACTTAGCATCGAATCTTACGAAGCTTGCAAGCAGTTCACCGTAGATGTCATTATCAACCCATTTGACGGATGCAGACTTTCTGTCAAACAGTGTCATGAAGGCTTTAGGATCACCGTAGAAACCTACAAGTGCACCATCAATCCCAAGCATGGTGTCATCAAGAACTTCGCATTCCTTACCTAGAAGTTTCGTACCTGAGTCAACTGTTACGTCAGGCTGCAGAATGTACTTTCCATCAAGGTCCTTTAGCTTGTCAAGTGCGGCGTAGAGGGATGAGGTGATGACGAACTTGCCGCTATAAACTTTCTTCAGGCTCTTGTTCTTCATATCCTTGATACCATCAACTCCGGTTACAGCCTTAGCGGTTGCGGTCTTCAGGACTGTGGCAATTGCAAAATTCTTTGTATTTCTGTCCTGGTCTTTGATTTCAGCTGCGATCATTTCAGTTACTGGATAGTCTGCATCGTCAATTACTTCCTGCGATACAGGGATGTAGCCTCTGTATGTAGCAACATCGTAAAGGACCTCAGTGATAACAGGTTTTGCCAGTTCTGGATTTGCAATCAGTTCAGCAACCGAAGCTAGTTTGTTTCCAGACTTCTTAATTACAGGGTACTTACCTGCGCCTGAATTAACAGGAACTACGTTGACAAGCTTTGTAAGGTCAAGCTCATCGGATGGTGTAACTTGTGCTTTCAAAAGTTCTGTAGGAATAAGCGCGCCACCTTCAACTGATGTGAAACCTGCTCTTTCTGAACCTTTAGACTGTACATATGCTTTAATGGCTGATCTTACTTCGGTGATATTTTCCATTTTTCTCTCTCCTTCTACCTGTGTTACAGGTTCCTTTTCGTTAAGTTGTTCGAGTTCCATTTCTAAGGCTGCTATCTCTTCTTCGAGTTTTGTCTTCTCTTCTGTCTTTGTGTCTAGTTCTGCCTGGATAGTATCTGCGGTTACTTCAACTGCTCCAAGGTCTTCTTCTGTTTTGGCATCATCAATTGCTTTCAGAACTTCTTCTGAACGTATATTGATTGCCTTGATATCTTCCAGGAGCGTATTCAAAGCGGTTCTTTTCAGATTCAGCTTTGCTCCTATAATTACAGGCTTGCTCATTTCTTGTACCTCTCTTTCATAATTTGCTTTCTAGCGTTTAACTTTTCTTTCTTCAGTTCTTCCACATCATGTTTTCTGGCGGCTATTTCTGTTTGGGGATATGCCGGAAAGACACATGGAGAAACTTCAAATAAGTCCATTTCTCTGATGATGTATTTTCCACCACCGTCTGATCGTGATTGGTAATCCTCTTTCATTGGCATAAAACCAAAAGAACAACCGGCAACATCACCACGTTTGATTCGTGCATATGCGCCCATTGCTCCTGGATCATCTCTATTTATTTCTATCTCGCCATACAGTCCGATTTCATCAGACTTCAAGGTAAGTGTATTATTGCCAGTTCTGCCTAAAACTAAACTGGTATCATGGTTGAACAATCCCCGAATATCATTTTCTTTCAAGCTTCTGACCACCGATAAAGGATCTACTTCTTCAAATACGTCATCATATAAATTTGTTTCCGAATTGTACTTGATAAAATACCCTTCGACAATTAACTTGTCTTCAACCTCTGTCGCTCGAAATTCACTTTTAATAAACGATTGTCTTCTATTCATTACTATCACCCCCTTTCAGCTTTTGCTGATCGCCAAGTTGTGAGGCTGGAACGAAGTTTTCTAAAACAATCAGTTCTTCCATCTCGTCATCAGGATCTAATCCAACCCAATCCCTTAGCTCGTTTCTTCTCATAGCATTAATCTTGACCATTTCGCTACCCGCACCGGTCATTTCTGTAAGATTGTATGAATACAAACTTCTAGGATTTAATTTGAAATACATCTTTTCACTGATTAGAACATCCCTCGTGAGTGTTTGCGATATGATGTTAGCGATAGACATTATTCTCGTATTGATGAAGTTGTTATATTCATCTTTCTTAAACTCACCTACGCCCAAGAAAAAAGCAGGTACTCCAATAAGTCCTGCAACTGTCTTTTTATCTAATTCCACGGATTCATTGATTGCGATATCTTTCAGTGAGAGAGGCTTTACATCTTGCACTTCTAACAAGTCAGCCGGAATAATCCAAGGTTGACCAGCTTTAGAGGATTCTAGATACTTTTTATATACGCCATCTCTTCCTTCTTCACTTGCAAGTTCTGCGGTGTTGCTATCAACTTTGATAATCAGCGATGGCATGTACTTTCCAGACATGAAACTGTTCTTTGTTGATGTGGCTTGCTTGAGATTCTTTACGATATCCCTTAGTGCCACTTTATAGCCAGTTCCTTTGAATGGATAATCTGGATCAGGGTTAATAACAAAATGAATAACTTCATCAGGCGTATAGTTTTTGTTTCCATACTTCACCACATAGCCATCAGGCGTTGTCTCGTACGTTACACCGGACATTGGGAATGGCGTTAAGTCTTTTATCAATCCGGTTTTAGTGTCCATAGAGATGTGATTAATCGAGTTGCCATCACCATACAGAAGTAGGTCCTGGACAATCTTATAAACCCACGCCTTCCTAGTCATGAACCTCGATGGATTAATATCAATCTTTTTCGATAGTGCATTGTGTACTCGTTTATCACCCTTGTCTGTATTTTCCATCAGGTGAATAGTCATATTCGATACTAAGTCTGCTATCTTATCGACTGCGATTTTTACCTCTGGATTGTCTGAAAGTTTTGTATATCCATCCGGAAGAATCTGATCCCATGTAGCTGTAAGAAATTGATAGTCCGTGCTTGAAATTGAACGTTTTTTGAATCTATCAAATATACTCATTTTTCACCTCCTTTCGCAGTTTTAACTTCCACCTAACCACCTTGAAGCGGTTGAAGCTTTGTCCATGTTTTCTAATTTTCTGACACAAGAAAAAACGCTGGCATCAAAGATATCAATTCTTTGTTTACCACCGTCACCGTCTACTTTTTCATATTGGATCATGTCATCTGTCTTTTCTATCGCTCTTACATTTTGTACGCAGTATTCATAAGCTGTTGAATGTAAGTAATAAAACTCACCGTTCTTTACTTTCTTTTCGATATGTCTGAACCCTTGTGACTTTTTGTAAAAATACTGTGGCTCATCCACAATGCTAAAACCTGCTCGCTTCATTCCGATAAAGAATTCTGCTCCAAACTTTCTATCAAAGCCTAGTTGTTTAACTTTAAAACCCTTTTTCTTCATCATGACAAACCAATTTATAATGTCACTGTAATTAACCGTTGGGGTGTTACACATATCAAGCCATCCATCGTCTTTCCATCCGAATAGTGGGATGTTGTCCTCCTCTGCTTTCTTATGTGCCATGACCACGGGGAACCATGCGTGAGTAATAACGATATCCACATCTTTTTTTATTCCGTTTTCATCTTCATAATCTTGCAATGTTCCGTAAAGTGATGCCGCCGTTAAGTCATGCATCTTGGATAAGTCAGCACCGCCGAACCATTGAATGTTCATCTTCGATAATTCTTCAATCGTCCAATTATACTTTTTATCACTAGCCTGAAATTCATCGATATTGAAATAGGCTTTCATAGCAGCAGTATAAATATTAAGTGACTTCGATAAGAAATCCTTTCGCTGTTGTGGATCATTCTGTGCCTGGTTAGCATCGTTTAAAAGTTCGGCACCGGACACTGAAACATTGTAATTCGGATTAGCTTTCTCGTGCTGAATAGGGTTTGTATAATCTACGTCTTCATTCTCAACTTCATCAGCCTTTGCGATAAAAATAAATGTTTGTTCATCTTTAACCGTCTGGTCTAAAATCTTTTGACAATACTTCATACGCTGATAACAGAACGATGTCATATCATCACCCGCGGTTGTTATACCGATACATAGGCTATTACGGTATGCCTTTCCTGACTGTTTAATCGTGTTGTACTGGCTTGTGCTCTTGTATAGATGAAGTTCATCGAGTATCTGAATCAAAGTGTTCAGCGAGTCCATACGGTCACTGTTACCAGCTATCGTTTCAATTCTTAGGTATCCATCTCCAAGATCACCGCTAATACTATGTTCCTGATTGTTATCGATAACTCTAAAATTCTTCTTTTCTTCCATCTCTGCTAGATTGAAATTCAGGAAATTAAAACTTTGAAGCGCTTGTTTTAAAAGCGCGCCAACAATTACGATTTCAGCACCGGACTTTCTTTCGAGCAATCCTAAGCCCCAAGCCAACGCGCTCATAAATGGAGTCTTTCCATTCTTTCTAGCTAACATTAAAAACGCTTCTTTATATTTTCTACGAATAGTTCCCTTGTGAAAGAACCCTAAGATATTATAAACAACAAATTTCTGCCAAGGTTCCAATAAAAATGGTGTTTTCCTTAATGGATAACCATTCATATCCTCACCTTTCTGATGAACGAATGTCTTTTCTATAATTTGTATAACGAACTCTGCGTTCTTTGGATTAAAATCATAGAGAGGGTTTTGAAGATCTCTCTTGAATCGCTCACACATCTGTATTGTTTCTCTACAAGCTATCTTCTTTTTACTGATGATGTCATTTGTATACCCCATGACGATATCGTAATTAGCAAACTTCTTACTCAAGGGTACTCAACATGCTCGCAAGTTTTGATTTGCTTTTCTTTTCGATGGTCACAGATTCTATTGCTTTGGGGTTTAAGCATAATCGATCACTATATGCCAGGATATCTTTTCGTAATGATTCAAGAGTTGATACAATGGCGCTCTTCTTCATGCCACCTGCAGCAGTTTCGGTTTCGTATTGAAAGCCACTTCTTGCAAACTCTCCCATCGCTGTCTCGTATTGAATGTCTAAATCAACATAAATATCTATTAGTCGGTCATATTGTGGTTTATACACTCCGAGATCTGTCATATTTTGGATTGTTTTATCTTTAATAATTTCATGTGGAGTTCTCTCGTCAGGCTGTGGAGTCTTTTTTCTTGGCACAATATTCACCTCCTAAAAAAGTTTTGTAAAAAGTCGCTCTATTGGAACGAGT